CGGTGATCCGGCCTCGGGCTATTGGTTTGCCTGTGTACCTGGTGTAAACATCAATCACATGGTACCAGCTATTGCTTGTAGTACCGTAAACAGTCTAGATGCTACTGATAAAAAAAGATATGGTAATACCAAACTGCCGTTGCCTGTAGCTGAAGTTAACAAACGTATCAACGGTGAAAAACAGGAAATTGATCCAGAAAAATATCCTAGAGTGGTTCATCCTATAGCAGATAGATTTCTTGAACAAGGTCTATTAGAAGATGATGTTAGAGGATTCAACACAAGTTCACCTAGACGAGAAGCTCCTAGTATGGTGTTTGGTATTAGCACTCCCGGCCCCCTTGACAGAAGATCTACAGCAAAAAAACAAAAAATAGGCAAGGCAGATAGTCAAGCAACTGTGCCTGTGAGTAGATTAGGAGGCACACAATTCGTCATGGATGACGGCAATGATAGGTATCATCGAGCAACATCAGCTGCTGAAGGCCCAGTCAAATACATCGATCTATTAGATCCTGCAAATCAAAAAAAAGGTGATACAGGATCCGCGACAATTCCGGCCAGCGAATACTTTAGAGTAAGAACCAGAACTGGACATCAGATTCTAATGCATAATTCAGAAGATTTAATTTACATTGCCAATGCTAGAGGAACCGCGTGGATAGAACTTACCAGTAACGGCAAGATTGATATATTTTCCGAAGACAGTATTAGTGTCCACACCAAAAATGATTTTAACTTTTATGCGGATAGAGATTTTAATCTAGAATGCGGAAGAAATGTTAATATCAAAGCCAAAGGAAGGTTGAATGGAGATTTTAATCAGAACATTCACCTACGTGCAGCGTTAGACATGAAGGTGTTTGTTTCTGAATCTCTCGACATAAAAACAGGCACGGCTATTAAAATAACCACAGGCCAGTCTTTAGACGTGGCAGTCGGTACCGATACAAAAATTACTAGTCTCGGTGCCGTAGACATATCCTCCGGTAATGCTCTTAAGGTCACATCAACTGCAACTATTGATGTAGGAGCATCAGGCAATATTGTGATATCCGGAAGCAAGATAGATTTAAACGGACCCAAAGCAGCCACCGCTGCCAAAGCTAGCTCTGCAGTCACAGCACCGCCTCTCAGCACACATGCAGTTCCTAACACAGCTATAGGTGATTATGCAGCTGGGAAATACCAAGCTGGCACTATACCAAGCATAATGAAACGTGTGCCTATGCATGAACCGTGGGCCTTGCACGAACACCGAGCACCACAATTATTAACACCTGCCAACACAGATAGAGAAATCGCCGGACAGCTATCTGAAGAATATAAATCAGCTACAACAGCCAGCCAGGTTTCGGCATCCGCAGCTCACGTGGCTGAAATCAACGATTATGATGCAAACGTTCCGGATCCGGTGACTAATAAACCAGTAGCACCTACAAAAATAGATATTCCTATCGGTGGTACCATCTTGACTGCAGATTATTTTGCTCCTAGTAGGTATGGAAAACGCACGGCTGAAAATCTTAACACACTGGATCCTTCTGTGAGGATAGTGTTTGCAAAAGCCATCAAGGCATTCATTACTAGATATTACTCAGAAGGATGGGATATGAGTGTGTCGGAATGCCTTCGTCCACTTGCCCGCAGTCAAGCATTATATGATGCTTACAAAGCAGGCACTGGTCCACAGGCTGCTAGTCCTGGAAATAGTTGGCACAATTACGGAGCAGCAGCTGATATTTTGATCTACAAAGATGGTAAATGGGATTCGTTGAATAAATTGGGAGCATACACAGGATTTGCTCAACAGTTCCTTAGAACAAATGGTATACATAATAATGCTGGCGCCAACGACAGCGGACATTTTGTTCCAGTACAAATGTCAGTGGGTGTTCCTAGAGCAGTAAAAACAGGAGCACTTAAAATATCAGACATAATGTCTAGGTCCGCATAACCAGGAGTTAACAATGGCAACAAGATTATACAATCAGCAAACAGCCGCTCAGCGTTCTGCTACAGTGACGCAGAATCAAGGACAATTCACTTACAAAGGATTCAGTTCTAGCGAAGCTAACAAGAACTTCAAGCTCTATGATATCAATCTTGTTAAACAGGATTTAATCAATCATTTTTATATCCGTAAAGGTGAAAAACTAGAGAATCCAGATTTTGGCACAGTGATCTGGGACATGTTGTTTGAACCATTTACACCGGATGTTAAAAAAATCATAGCCGACGATGTAGAAGCCATTATAAACTATGATCCTAGATTCTCGGTATCTGAAATCAACATAGACAGCACAGATCAAGGCATGCGTATTCAAGTAGATTTGGTGTATATTCCTTTTAACATCAATGAACGCATGACTTTGAACTTTGATAAAAACAGTGCTGTAATTAACTAAGCAGTTTATTTTTAAGGGTAAATATTGGTATGACCACAACCAGCAGACAAAACAACCTGATACTAAATCAAGATTGGACCAGGATATATCAGACTTTTAAAAACGCTGATTTCCGTAGCTACGACTTTGAAAATCTGCGCAGGGTTATCATCACCTATCTACGCGAAAACTACCCAGAGGATTTTAATGACTACGTAGAATCTTCGGAATATATGGCTTTGATAGATGCTGTGGCGTTCTTAGGGCAAAGCCTAGCATTCCGCATAGATCTTGCCAGTCGTGAAAACTTTATTGAATTAGCTGAGACCAAAGAAAGTGTGTTGCGTATCGCTCGCATGCTCAGCTACAATGCCAAACGCACAGTGGCGTCAACCGGACTGTTAAAGTTTGTTTCAGTATCTACCACCGATACCCTCATAGACAGCAACGGAAAAAATCTAGCGCAACAGTTAATAACTTGGAACGATCCTACTAATGCCAACTGGTTAGAACAGTTCCTTACAGTGTTGAATAGTGCAATGGCAGACAACACAGAATTTGGCCGCAGCCAGGGTTCTGCCATCATCCAAGGGATTCCCACTGAACAGTATAGATTCCGCACAGTTAGCGCAGATGTACCGCTGTTCTCGTTCTCCAAGACAGTGGCCAGTAGAAACATGAGCTTTGAAATAGTCAGCACCGCTTTTAAAAACAGCGAAAACATCTACGAAGAACCACCGGTCCCCGGCAATCAATTGGGATTCATCTACAAAAACGATGGATCTGGACCGGGTAGTGCCAACACAGGATTCTTTATTCAGTTCAAACAAGGTACATTAGAATTGGCAGATTTCAGAGTAGATGTTCCTACTACTAATGAAAAAATTGCTGTTGATGCAGGTAACATCAACAATGACGATGTGTGGCTATTTTCCTTAAACTCACAAGGCGCACAACTTGAAGAATGGACCAAAGTTTCATCACTGGTAGGTAACAACATTGCCTACAACAGCATCACACAAGACATACGCAACATCTATGCTATCAATACCAAAGAAGATGACAACATAGATCTTGTGTTTGCAGACGGAGTCTACGGCAATTTGCCACAGGGATCTTTTAGAGTATTTTACAGAACCAGCAATGGTCTATCTTATACCATATATCCTAACGAATTAAGAGGCATTAATATTTCCGTGTTGTACAGAAACAAAAATAATGTTGAACACACCCTGACCATTGGGTTGGCCTTGCAAAACACGGTGGCTAATTCTGCAGCTTCTGAAGACATAGACAACATACGTGCCAATGCTCCGGCAGTCTACTATACTCAAAATAGAATGATCACCGCAGAAGATTACAATCTTGCACCATTGTTGGGTTCACAGAATATTGTAAAAATTAAAGCAGTGAATAGAACATCCAGCGGTATCAGCAGAAATTTTGACATCATCGATGCCACAGGAAAATACAGTAGTATCAATATATTCGGAGATGACGGATATCTTTACAAACAAGAAGATGAATCGGTGCTATCATTTAAATTTACCAGTAGAATAGATATCATTAACTTTATTAGGCGCAGTGTAGAACCGGTTTTTTCAGAGACCGACGTTTATAATTTTTATTTTACAAAATTTGATAAGATATTATTTACAGACGTTAATACGGTATGGCAGTCTGTGACTACAGCTACCAGCACAGGATATTTTAAAAATGTGGTAGATAATTCTCAACTCAAGGTTGGCGACTATTCTACCAGCAATTTAAAATATGCATTAGTTAATGCAGCAGTAAAATTTGTTCCACCTACTGGATTTAAATTTAAAAAAGGAAAATTAGTTGCGACCAACACTAGCGATGCTGAACAGACAGATTACATATGGACAAAAATTGTCAAGATCACCGGCGACGGAACATATGTCAAAGGACTTGGTCCGATCACACTCAGCGATCTAGTACCCACAGGCGCTGTGGCTCAGCGCATCGTGCCAAGATTTGTCAGCGACCTACCAGTTGCACTTGAAACTGAAATTGTTAACCAAGTGTTTGATAATCAAACTTTTGGACTGAGATACGAGATTACAGAATCTCAATGGAAATTGATCACTGCTAGCAACTTAAATCTAACCAATGATTTTACTCTAGGTAAAGCCGGAGATACCACTAATACCAACATAGACAGTTCTTGGGTAGTAGCTTTAATTAAGCAGCCCGACAGCTACATAGTGAGAATTAGAAAGCAGTCGTATATCTTTGGTAGTATTCAACAGAATAGATTTTATTTTGACAGTAATGAGAAACAATACAATGATCAAGTAGGCGCAGTAGTTAAAGACCAGATCTCAGTGTTGGGAATCAACACCGGCAAGGATTTTATCACCCAACTTAAACAAGACGTTCCGTTTGAAATCAGCGACACAATAAAGTTCGACGACGGTTACGAAAGCACCAACGAAATCAAATTAAGTTTTAGAGATGCTGATGACGACGGTGTTGTTGATAATCCCGAATCATTTGAAAACATTGTAGGGTTAGATCAAGATTTAAATTTCTTATTTTTCTTAGCTTCAAACGATGTCTACGGAACAAAAATTAAAACACTTATAGATAACTCAAATGATTTAATTTTAATCAGACAAAAAGAGGCTGGAATAACTTTCAATGATACTGTGACATACCCCGATCAACAGTTGATATATTTCTATGACTCTGCTGAAAGTATTGTTAAAAGAGTAAATCGAACTACTAACACCTTGGACATTGCCAACGAATATACAGCAGTTGTTGGTAGAAGAAATCTTAAATTCCAATATATTCATAACGCCAGTGTAGACAGAAGGATTGATCCTTCTACTAGCAATATCATTGACATATACTTGTTAATTAGAGCCTACGATGAAAGTTATAGAATATATCTCGCAGGAGGCACTGACATCGAACCAGTGG